GGTAATAATAATTTACTTTAACACCCATAACACTATATTGGTACTATAATACTAATATAATATGAAAGTAATCGGAATTACCCTTGATGAAGTCCTTAGAGATTTCTTAGGCCACCTAAGCTACGCTGTGGCTAAAATCAGAGAAGAAGACGAATATGTTGTCACCGAAGGCGAAGTAACTGAGTTTGATTTAGTTCGATTCTTCAAATTTAATTCTAAAGAGGAAATGTATAATCTATTCTACAAAGAAGCCTCGTTGGAAATATTCGGACACCCAGACCAATTATATGCCAATGTGATGAGTAAACTAAATGTACTTTACATGGATCTCATCGATGATGAAGAAGATGTCGAATTTGTAATAATGTCTAGAGAAGTAGGTAGAGCCGTACCAGCTACTATGTTCTTCTTATCTAAGACGGAATGTGAAATCCCAAACTTTAAATTCTTCACACAGTATGAGGATATGTGGAAACATGCGGATTTAATCATAACTGCAACACCTGATGTGTTGACATGTAAACCAGAAGGTAAAGTGGCGGTTAAAGTTAAAGCGTCTTATAATACAGACGTACCAGCTGACCATACAATTGAATCAATAATGGAATTCATTGATGATGAATCAGTGAGAAATAAAATCATACACTAAATAGAAAAAAATATGGACTACTACATTGACGTTGACCAACTATTCGATATTATAGTAGAGAAGAATCTTAGGCCGACCAAAGAGATTATCACGGAAATATCATATGATGAGGATGGTAACGAGGTGAAAGAAGAAATTACGAAAACACTATACCCCTCAATCGAGGTTAATGCACCTAAATATGAATTGTTGAGTACAATGATTGAGGTGGTTATGAATCAAGGTCCAGACGATTCGGACGCCACATTGGGATTCGAACACGCTTTGGAGGAAAGCGATTTCGCATTCAAACTAGCCTATAACACATTATTACACTATGAAATACTAAAACTAAACCAATAATAAAATGGAAAACAAAAATGTTAAACTGACTGAGGTTCTAAGTGACCTTAAAAATAATAATGCTAACTTTTATTTCTTCACGTTGGATACCAAAGGAAATCCTACAGCTGGTATCGCCAACATCTATGAACATGTGAAGGTTCTAACTGAATTGGGTTATAAGGCCCATATCTTACACGAGAAGAACGATTATAAGTTGCATGGCGATGAGAACGGTATGGGTGTTTCTGATTGGTTAGGACTCGAATATGCGAACTTGAGCCATGTATCTGTCGAAGCACAGCAACTAAGCGTAAGACCTAGTGATTTTATTATCATCCCAGAAGTCTTCGCAACCGTAATGGAACAAGTGAAAACCTTCCCATGTAAAAAAATCGTATTGAGTCAAAGTCCAGAATATATGTTTGAACTCCTTCCAATTGGTAAGAGATGGACAACAGATTATGGTTTCTATGATGTGATTACAACAAGTGAAACTCAAGCGGAACATATCGGAAACCATTTTCCAGATGCTAAGACATATGTTGTGCCAGTGAGTATTCCTGAATACTTCAAGAACAGCAGAAAACCTAAGATACCTGTAGTTTCGGTATTATGCAGAAATCAGAGCGATACTGTGAAACTCACAAAATCATTTTACCTACAATACCCTCTTTACAAATGGATTACATTCAAAGAACTCAGAGGTCTACCTAGAGAACAGTTCGCTGAAGAACTTAGTAAGTCTTTCTTGGCCATTTGGATTGATGATTTGGCTGGATTCGGAACGTTCCCTGTCGAAGCTATGGAATGTGAAACACCTATTATCGGTAAAATCCCTAATATCGTGCCAGAATGGATGAAAACGGCTGATGAGGCTGGTGAGGTGTCGCTACTCAATAATGGTATCTGGACAAATACAACTCATAATATCCCAGAACTTATCGGACAATATATTAAACTATGGTTGGAAGATAATGAACCAAAAGAAATCCTCGATGAAATGGTGAAATCAAAAGGAAAATATACTGAAGCTAAACAGAAAGAAAAGATTGAACAAGTATATGGTAAACTTTTATCTGATAGAATTAACGAGATTGAAACAGCCGTTAAACAATCTGAATTACAAGAAATTTAATATAATATAAATATGAAAAAAAGTAACATAACCGTAATCGTACCTATTCACGAATTAACAGAAGAAACTAAATCACTATTCGGAGTTGCAATGCAGAGCGTTGCACAACAGACAGTGATGCCAGATGAGGTACTTATCGTAACACCAGCTAAAAGTGAAACGCTTACATACCTAAAAGGATACGACTTTGAAACCATTAAATCAATTGTAAGACTTGTGGAGAATGAAGGTGAAACTGATTTCTCCACCCAATTCAACTTAGGTGTATCTGAAGCTAAAACTGAGTTTGTATCATTGTTGGAATATGATGATGAGTACGCTAAAATTTGGTTTAAAAATGCCGTAAAATATATGGAAGCATATCCAGAGGTAGATATTTTCCTACCAATTATCGCAGACGTTGATGGTAACGGTCAATTTATCGGAACAACCAATGAAGCAGTATGGGCTTACAGATTCTCAGATGAAATGGGATTTCTAGATTCAAATGCACTATTGGCGTATCAGAATTTCAATATTGATGGAATGGTAATCAAGAAATCATTGTTTGACGAATTCGGTGGTTTCAAATCAGCAATTAAACTTACATTCATTTATGAGTTCCTACTCAGAATGGTTCATAATGATGCAAAAGTTATGACAATCCCTCGATTCGGATATAAACATATGAATATGCGAAGTAGTTCACTATTCCATACATATAGTCAAGAAATGGACCCAGTTGAATCAAAGTGGTGGTTGGATAAAGCTAAGAAAGAATTCTACTTCACTAAGCAAAGAGCTATAACCTATGAAAAATAAGTTATGGGCAAGTGATTAAAGACCGTAAAAAAAAAGTTAATGATTATTTTGGAGTTGAAGAAGAGCAAGCGGTCGCCGAGTTCTTGGGTCAAGGTATTATGATTCCAGATATCACTGACCCTAGAATGGAGAAACATCCAGAACGGGTTAACATGTTATGGAGCGGCACCACCGACCACGCATTTCAGCGAGAGTTAATTTATAATCGTAAATTAAAGGAACCGTTGAATAAAATGGTCGAATATATCATCAAAAGATATAAATTGTATAGAGATGGGATATCCTTTGATGAGTTGCATATGGACGCATTAAACAACCTAATACTCAAAGCACATAAGTTCGAAGCCGATAGAAATAAGAAAGCCTATTCATACTATGGTACGATAATAAAAAGGTATCTTATCGCTAAACTCATCGAAGATGATAAATCGCTGAAGAAGTATGAGGATTTTGATAACGTCAGTACAGAACTCGAAACTTTGGATGAATATCAGTATGTGATGGAAGACGATTCGTTCGATAACGAAAAACTCATCAATAGTGTTATTAAAGCAATAAAAAAAGAACTGGATGACGCTAAAGATGGTGTAACCGCACCAATGAATAAGAATGAAAAGATATTGGGTACCACGCTAATCGATGTATTGGAAAATAAGGACTCAGTTACACCCATATTGGGAGGCGGTAATAAACACGATAAACTAGCTATATTGGAAGTAATCGGTACACACTCAGGGTTGAACAATAAAGAAATACGCTTTGCCCTCAAAAGATATAAAGTATTATATAATGTGATAAAGACTATAGAAATCGACAGTGATTAATAAAAAAAACTATTTGGACATATTTATATAAAAACATAAGATCATGGCACGTCCTACTAGAACTAGAGTAAAAGTTAATAACATACCTTCATTGGAAGGTGTATTACAAGAAGTTTATAATGAAGCGTGTTCTAATATAAAAGACGCGCAGAAAACTATAAATGAGCTTTTTACAAGCACCCAACCAGAAGATGTTGATGACCACGCAAAGATAGCCAAAGCTAAAACTGACTTGATTAAAGAAAAAACATCTAATGTTAAACTTAAATTAGAAGTAGCTAAATTACAAAATGAGACCATAAAACATGCTGGTGATATGGCCGTTAACATAGGTAATCAAAGCGCTAACGAAATCAAAGCACAAGACTTCACTGAAATCCGTAGACTGATTGAGACCAGAATGAAAGAACAAGAAGAGCAATAAATGATTAATGTCAATCGTCAAACAAAAAGAAGATATTTTTGGCAACATAGCTGCCTTAAGAACGCTAACCGATGATTTTCCTAAATTATCGATAAATAACTCATTTCCATCAATCAACAATCAAGGAAATTCACAGGATTTCTTAATGGATTTAATTTTTTCGTTAGTAGGATTTGAAGAAATTAGGGAACTACTAATAGATGTATTGACCTATGCTTCAGAAGAGGCTGAATCTGTGATAAAAGAATCGCTTAAAGTAGAACTTAAAAGTCTTGTAGCCTGTGGTATCGACCCATCATTACCTAGTTGGTTGACCACAACTGGAATCAATGTTCCTGTTAGTAACATAGACTTCTTCAATATACTTAAAACTAATCCAGAAACCCAAGCTGGTAGTCTGTTATATGAAGATGTCGCAGCGCAATTAAACTCAAGTGATTTAAATACGTTTTTATATTATACGATACAAGACCCATCAATACCACCCTATAATTGGAATGGTATATTGGATTTTACCTTTATCCAAAACGGACCCCCAAATAATACATTAACTATAATTCCAGATACTGGGTATACTAACTTAACTGATTTAAATAATGATTTTATTGATAGCGTTACCTTATTCCCATCTGGTCAACTTATAACTAATATAATTGATAGTCTATTCGGTACAATATCTTTCGATATCAGTGTGAATAAGACTGAGAAACAACTGGAGTTGGAAGCACAGATTGAGTCTGTGCTGCAATGTATATTGGATGCTAATGAAGATGAAGTGGTTGACGATTCTTTCTTCAACTTCTCCAACCCTCAACTAAGGGCTATTAAGGAAGAAGCTAGAAATAGGAAACAAGGTATAAGACAACTTAAGACGTGCTCAACGGTAGATGTAAATATGCCTATAAAGATACTAACAGATTTCAAAGAACAATTTGCGATTGCAGTGGATTCAGCAAACTATGTTGAACAAAGGGTAGTAATATCTAACGTTATAAATATAATGGCCAATCACACCGCAACATTTGCTGGTCAACCTACTGATGAGATATCAGTTAAATTGGATTTTATTGGACTTATGTTCAAAGCCCTTATTAGAGCATTTATAAATGCTGTGTTAGGTCCTAAGATTGTAACAATATTCTTGATAAATTATAAAATAGTATACGGTCAGAACGCAACTTATGACGACCCTATCGATTTTATGAGAAAAAACACCCAACTCATAAAGGAAATAACGGATAATATAAGGGATATGATAATCGAAATACTTTTGCAAAAAGTATTGAAATATATCACAGCACTTATAGCTAAAAACTATGTAGATGTGCTGAAAGAGAAAGGTAACGCCCAATTAGCTATATTGTTGAGTCTAATAGGTGTACCGCAAGAAGTAATAAGAATGATAAGAGCCAATATACCAATCAGTTATTAATATGTCAGAATGTAAGAGTACACAGAAAACAGGGGTAGTTTCCCCAAGTAGAAGTTCAATAGGTAATATATTAAAGATATTGCAGGCCATATTCAGTGTAATGAAACTACCTGCTGATACACTACCACCACCTTTGTTGTTTTTAGGTGCAAAAATGAGGCCTGGACTCAGTGCTAGAGACATGGCAGCTAGAGTGATATCCAGATTCAGTGAATCCGATGCCGTGAACGGTGAAATATTCCAAGAAGGTAATAATGTCATGACGGCCTTGATGGTTATAACAATGGAAGAAATTGTAAATGCGATACAGACTGAAGCTAAAGTAAGTACGATAATCGACCCAGGTTCTATAATTATGAACGCAAGTGGCGCCAATGCTGGTGGACCTGTGACTGTAGTAGGAACTAATATTAATATACCAGCCACAACTGGAGTCATCCAATAATATGTACGTATTCACATCCTAAAAATGAACGAACTAAACCATAAATCAAATAGCCAACTGGTCATAGAAGCCAAAGAATTGACTCATGCCCATGAAGCACTTAAAAGTAAGATATTGGCCGACTTAGAAAAGTTGACAGAATATGAGGATAAATTCACTAAGATAAATACAATATTGAAAGAACGTAACACATAATGAGCGTAATAGGTAAACGATATTCACTAGGTTCAGCCAACCTCTTTAAACAACCACAACCTAATTCAATCATACAATTAGGAGTTGTTAAGGTCGTTGGTGAAATACCCGTGAACA